GGCAGCGCATCAAAGATCGTCCTGTGCTGTCCGCATTGCGCGGCGTGGGTGTCGCCTGAGCGTGAGCACCTGACCGGATGGCAAGATGTCGAAAACGAGATTGAAGCCAAGGACCAGTCAAAACTGTGCTGCCCGGCGTGCGGTGAGTCGTGGACTGAGGCCGACCGCACCACGGCCAACCAAGGCGCGCGGCTGATCCATCGTGGGCAAGAGATTACCACAACCGGCGAGATCACCGGCCCGCTACCGCAGACCAACACGTTAGGGTTTCGCTGGAGCGCAGCAAATAATCTATTCGTGCCGATGGGTGACGTGGCCGCCGACGAGTGGCGAGCAGGCCGCGCGGAAGATGAGGAAAACGCAGAAAAAGAAATGACCCAATTCGTTTGGGCCGTCCCGCACAAACCCGCGATGACTGACCTGACCCCGGTTGATGCCAAGAATTTACGCAAACGCCAGCTCGACACATGGCCACGCGGCATGGTCCCGGCTGACACGGAGCATCTAACCATCGGCATCGACATCGGCAAATGGCTTTGTCACTGGTCGGCTGTGGCGTGGCGTCCTGGCGCTGGATCGGTTGTTGTGGACTACGGACTCTTGCCGGTGGCGTCTGACCAATTGGGCGAGGAACGCGCTGTTCTGACAGCGCTCAGGGAGTTCCGCGATGTGATAGAAACCGGGTGGACTATTCACGGGGCTGGGGAAACGTTCACACCTGAACAAGTTTGGGTTGATTCCGGCTATGTGTCGAGTGTGATTTATGAGTTTTGCCGTGAGTCTGGCGAGCGATTCAGGCCAGTCAAGGGTTTCGGTGCTACACAGAAATCAAACTACAAGACGCAATACCGGCGACCGCAGAAATCGACACAGGCAATCCGCTTCATCGGTGACAATTACCATATAGTATGGTTAGCAAAGGACCGAGTTTTCCTTGTCGAATCCAATGTTGACCACTGGAAAACGTGGACGCATCGCAGGCTTATGACCCCACTGGATGAACCAGGGGCGATGATTTTATTTAAGGCGCATCCCAATGAACACATGGAGTTCAGCAAGCAAGTCACGGCAGAGAAACAAGTCGAGGAGTTTGTTGCCGGGAAAGGAAACGTCATCAGATGGGAGAGGATTCGTGCTAAGAATCATTACTTTGATACTCTGTGTTACGCGTCCGCCGCCGGATCTATGTGCGGCGTCCAGCTTATCAGGCCCAAAGAAGCGGTGATAGCGGCGCGGCAGACCAGCAACAACCAACAACAAGACACCAACCAATTTACAGATCCGGATGGCCGGGCATTTTTGATTACTGAAAGGTAACAGCAAATGACAAGACACAATCGCGGAGCCGTCCCGACCGTTGGCGGGCAAGAACTTACGAAGCCGGAGCAGGGGCCACCCCCCCCAGCAACGGGCAGCACTATTGAGCTGCCACCGCTACCGACTGAGGTCAGTGGCTACATCCCTGAACACGTTGACGTCGGGAGGCTCACCCCCAAGCAGGGGTTAAACCTCAAACGGATGCGTGACGCACTGGACCGGGACCACATGAGGCTTGAAAACAAAAGGCCGATCTATACAAGCGCCGACGTGATCCGCTTCTTGCTCGAATCTGTTTAGATGTAAACAGTGACCACTTAAACAAACCACGCATAAACATTTACCGATGATACTGTTAATACGTTAACGTATATACTTGTATCGTTCGCAAGTGCTCACGATAATCAACGTCGTGAGCACTTTGTCGTCCACCTTCACGCTGGCTGAAATCCAAGCTTCCTACTATGACAATGCGTCGTATGAAGAGGATTCCAGTATTGCGAAGGCCCGCGCCTTTGTCACCGCCTGCCGTTTTCTACTTTTAAAAATACCAAAAACCACCGCACAAGGTTCCGGCGATTCGGTTGAGATGAACATCCAATCGATTCAGTCGGAGCTTTCGCACGCCCAAACGTGGGTGTCGAACAACAACACAGCCAACGGCGGCGGCGTGCGGTTCTCATCTTTTGAGGATTTTAGAACATGAGCCGAAGCAACAGCAACGATACCGCCAACTTCGCAGACGCCTTTTATGGCATGAAGTCTGACTACCAAGCCATGAAACAGACGCGGCTTAGCAAGAGGCTGACCGGCGTATCGTCGATGGGTTCGGGCGCGGACTACCATTTAAAGAATGAGTCTGGGTGGTTGCGGATGCTTGAGCGCGCACGCTGGCATGACCGGAACGATGCGATTGCGGGCCAAGGCGTCAACCGACTTTGTGACAATGTTCTTCAGGATGGGTTCAGGCTAGACCCGCAGAGTGGTAATGATGACATTGATGCGCTTATCTCTAAACGGTTTGCAGCTTGGGCCAACAGTCCAGAGGATTGCCACAAGGCCGGACGATTTACTTTTGACCGGCTGGCGTGGCTCACACTGCGCCATGTTGTTGTTGATGGCGACCTGTTCCATTTACCTCTGGCAGACGGCCACCTGGAACCCGTCGAGGCACACCGATGCCGCACACCGCGCCGCACTAAACGGAATGTGGCGAACGGCGTATTGCTCGACAAGTTCCGTCACCCGCTTGAGTATTGGTTCACCAAGGACGACATCGACCCACTGAGGCCCGTGGCTAATGTGGGCGACATCCGCGCGTATAACGCCAAGTCCGTCATCCACGTTGCTAATCCTGAGCGGATCTCACAGACCCGAGGTATCTCGGCATTCGCGCCCTGTATGGATTATATCGGGATGCACGGAGACATCCAGTTTGCCCAGCTAGTCAAGCAACAAATGGCGTGCTGTTTTGCTATCATTAGACAACTGGACGGCAACACCCCCGACATTCCGGGCTCGCGCAGGTTCGGCAATCAGGAAACCGAGACGCTGGCCGGTGGATCAACCCGCACGATTGAGGGTATGTCGCCGGGCATCTTTATCGATGGCGCGCCGGGCGAAAGTTATACCGGGTTCTCGCCCAATATTCCAAACGCTGAGTTTTTCCAGCACGCAACTCTGATCCTTACTTTCATTGCGATCAATTTAGGCATTCCGGTTGCCGTCCTGTTATTAGATCCATCAAACACTAATTTTAGTGGATGGCGTGGCGCAATCGACCAAGCGCGCATCGGGTTCCGTCGCATTCAAAAGTGGCTCAAAAACTCATTCCATGAGCCCGTTTACCAGTGGAAGATCCAGCAATGGTTGAACGAAGATCCAGAGTTTGCCGCGATGGTAAACGCTGCCGGGGCCGATCCATTTGCGCACCGATGGAACCCCCCGGCATGGGATTACATCGAGCCGCTCAAGGACGCCAACGCTGACAAGATCATCCAAACCAATCGGCTGAACAGCCCGCGCCGTATCCACGCGCAACGTGGCCGCGATTGGGATGAGGTCGCCAAGGAAATCGTTGACGACAACGCGAAGATCGTTTCATTGGCTATCACCAAAGCGCAAGAACTAAACAAGACTGACCCGACCGCTGGCGTCGATTGGCGCGAACTCGCATCGTTCGACCTGAAGGGCAAATCGGATACGCCCGCGATAATAGGTGACGGCAACACTGATAGCACAGGCGCAGTGATCGAAGGTGGCGCGGCAAGGATTGACTTCGAGGCCATTGGCGACACTTTTAACGCTTACGGAGTCGGCGTGCGCGCTGGCGCTCTGACCCCACAAGCGGACGACGAGAACTCATTCCGCGAACTGCTCGGGATTCCTGCCGCAAGCGATGATGTTAAGAAGGTGTGGAGCGACGAAACAACTAGGCGTCCTATTACCCTTTCTCTACCGGGTGGCGGCTCTCCGAATCAAGCCCAGCCAACACCACAAACGGATGACAATGATAAGGATGGTGATGATGAAAAATAAACCTAACATCGCTGGATTCCCAGCAATCCCACACATCGAGCAATACGATGGATTGTGGGCGATTGAGGGCGACCGATTCCTTGCGCTGATTGACCGAGTGGATCGCATGGACCTTGCCGCGCACTTCGCGCAGCAACTACCATTACAAGCGGCTCTCGGCCAGACCACCGGGAATAAAATCTTTGAACAGACACTAGACGGCGTGGCCATAATCGAGATTGTCGGCGCGATGACAAAATACGGATCATCCATGAGCGATGAGGGATCAACCCAATTCGCCCGGCGCAAGGTCCGCGCTGCTGTCCGTGACGAAGAAATCAAATCAATAGTAATCAAGATCGACTCGCCCGGTGGCACGGTTGCAGGCAACAAGGATCTTGCCGATGAGGTGGCCGCTGCCGTCAAGATCAAGACTGTCACCGCATACATTGAGGATCTGGGCGCAAGTGCGGCTTACTGGATCGCATCGCAAGCCACGAAGGTTTACGCAAACGAAATGGCGCTTGTGGGTTCAATCGGCACATATGGCGTGCTTTACGATTTCTCAGGAGCAGCGGTGCAACAGGGCGTCAAAGCGACGGTTATTCGCGCAGGCGAATATAAAGGGATGGGCACGGCTGGAACCGAGATTACCGATGCTCAGAAAGCCGAATACCAACGCATCATCGATCAATCTAACTCATTTTTCAAGAACGATGTCATGCGTGGTAGGAGTTTTTCACAAGAGCAGATGGATGAACTCGCGGATGGCCGTGTCCATGTCGCAAGCGACGCATTGGAATTAGGACTTATCGATGGCGTCCAATCATGGGCAGTCACTCTCGATAGTTTACGAATGGAACCTGTTGGCAGAGCCACAGGCAGAAATATTAAAGGAGGTGTATCCATGAGCGATACAACCGCTGACGCTGTGGCTCAGGAACCGAAAGCTCCCCAAGCCGCAAGCATTACGGAATTGAAAGCCGCGCTTCCTGGCGCTGGCGCTGAGTTTATCTGCGCCCAACTCGAAGCGAATGCCACCCTTGCCCTCGCACAGTCGGCCTACGTTAAAGCCATCGCGGACGAAAACGCGAAGCTGAAAACGGAAGTCGTTGACGCGAAAGAGCAGGCCGAAAAGGCGATAGCTGCCAAGCCCGCCGCCGGTGTCGAACCGCTTGGTGATGCGACCAGCAACGCGACCGGCAATGACGGTGCCGACCCCGTGACCGCATGGAATGATGCGGTTAACGCAAAAGTCAAGGGCGGCATGACGAAACCGCGCGCAATCAGCGCCGTGGTCAAGGCCGACCCCGAACTACACCAGGCGTTTATCGCCGCATCGAACTCGTAAAGGAGATAGAAAATGGCTGCATATGTCGAAACCCCCACCCGCACGTTCGAGGCCGGAACCGCTATCGGTCAATACTTGCGCGTCATAATCACTGCCGGAAAACTCGCGCTTGCCGGTATCACCGACGGCCCGTCCACCGAGATCGGCACGATTGAGGAAGCGTCTTTCGCTGATGGTGATTACCGCGCTGTCCGTCTGCGCTCCGCTCAAGGCACGTGCAAAGTTGTCGCCGCCGCCGCGATCACCGAAGGTGCTGCGGTTTATACCGCTGCGAACGGCAAAGTGTCCGTTAGCGAATCGACCGGGTTCCTGCGCGGCATCGCTATGGAAGCCGCTACGGCTGATGGCGATATTATCGAAATCATGAACGCTTGGCCGATGGTTGCCGAGAGCTAAGCCAATAACAAAATTGAAGAAAAAGGAGAAATGCAAATGGCTACCCCGACCACTGCCCCCGCAACCCTGCGACCTGATCTTGGCGGCTCGTTCATGGAGTTTGATCTTGAGATGAATCAGCGCGGGTTTATTGCTCAACGGGTTCTGCCCGTTTTCAATGCCGCGAAGGCTACCGGAAATTTCGGGATCATCCCGATTGAGCAACTGCTGAAAACCCCCGACACGGAACGCGCCCCTGGCTCCGGTTACGCTCGTGGGAAATTCACGTTCACCCCGGCGACTTACGTTACTCAGGAACACGGCTACGAGGAACCCATTGACGATAATGAGGCCAAACTCTACGCCGATTATTTCGACGCCGAGATGGTTAGCACCATGCGCGCCTACAACGCTGTGTTGTTGAACGCTGAGAAACGTGCCGCCGCTGCCGTTTTTAATGCGACCACCTGGACCAACCACACCACTGCC